GATTGGACTAAACCCGAGGACCCCGCGTGGATGGCTCAACAGAAAGCCGTGCTCGGGCTGTTGCCTGTTTTTGATTTGATAATTGTGCAGCTCGGGGGTAATGATCAGAGCGCGAGTGTATCCCCCGCCGCGTACCTGTCGCATATGCAAAGCATTGTCGCCACAATCCAAGAAGTTTACCCCGGCGTTGATATCAAGCTTGTTGTTCGTTGGGACACAATACGCCCAAGCACCTTTCCAATGTCCGCGTATGCAGATGCGTTGCGCAAATGGGCCTACCCTTTGAAAATACCATGCTCTGATTTTTCTTTTCTGTTGCCGTACCCGTTGAGTGTGTACGCTAGCACCGGGGCGCGTGCATTGATAAGCGCAGACGATACGCACCCTATTGTTGGCTCGGGAAGCAGCGTACTAGCGGAAACCTACTACCGCGACATAACGGGAGGTCAATAGAGTGACCACGATAATTTTAAAGGCTCCAAAGGCGATGACAGCCCCTTTGCCCGGTACACCAAAGCTACCCGACACGTTGACAGGGCTAACCGCCGACCTTAACGCGGCCAGTTTAACGGGGCTTGCTGACGGGGCCACTGTGACGTCATGGATTGCATCGGGTGTCGCCCCGTTGGTAAACAGAACATACAATTTCGCGTTCACAGGTTGGGGTTTCCCAACCCTATCGCTTGCAGGTGGCCCCGGTGGCGGCAAAGCGGTTATGTTCAACGGCAGTCAAGAGATTTGCAACGGCGCAGGGACTGTTGCACAGGCGCAGCCGGTAACGTACGCAATGGTTGTAAAATCATCCGCGTTTGCATCAACTCAAGCCCGCCTGCTTGCGTCCGGCAGTCAAATCGTGGCGCCGGGAAATAGCGGCTATTACGCGAGTGGGGGTACTCGCTTGGAGTCGGGAAATACCGCAACAACGTGGCAGGTTTTGGTTGTTGTATTCAATGGTGACACGTCAAAAATAAAAATGAATAGTTCCCCGATAATCAACGGTTCAACCGGCGCTGCTGCGGTTGGAAGTGGGCGCAATTCGCTCGGGGGTCAAGGTGCAACACTCAGCGGGGTTGGGCTTAACGGCGGAATTGTTCGTTTGAAGACATGGCAAAGGGCACTTAGTGATTCCGATATTGAAGCAGTGAGCCTCAACTTGCTGCGGGAGTATGGCCTTGTATGAGTAACGCAGTCGACTTGCGACGGGTACGCGTTGGCATTGAGGTCAGCGGGCGCATCAACTGGTATGAGGGTTTGAAGGTCAAGGCAACCGGCACGAAATACGCCAACCCTGAGCAGAATGATTGCACCGTGGTTATCACCAACCTCAAGCGGCAGACCCGAGATTTTCTAATCACCGAGGCCAGTCCGTTTAACAGCAACCCGACACCCAAACGCCTGATTCTTGAGGTTGGGCGGGTGTCCACGGGGTTGACGCGCATATTCGTTGGTGACATCACTGCGGCTGAGCCTAGCATGCCGCCAGACATCGAACTCAGCATCACCGCCAAGACTGCCAACGCGAGCAAGGGAAAGCTATCTGCGAAGTCTGGCGGGGCGCAGAGCAAGCTAAGCGCTATTGCCAAGTCGATTGCCGATGACATCGGGGTTGACCTCGACTTTCAAGCGCAGGATAAGAACATTGGCAACTACACGCACAGCGGCCCCGAGCTAAAGCAGGTTGAGTTGTTGCAACAGGCTGGCGGGGTCAGCGCCTATATCGACGACGGGAAGTTGGTCGTTAAAGATGCGCAGATTCCGTTGACTGGTCGTGTGCGTATTCTCAACAAAAACAGTGGCATGGTTGGCGTACCGAAGCCAACAGAGAAGGGGTTGAAAGTGACCTTTACGATTGACGGAGATACGGTTCTTGGTGGCATGCTGCGCCTGCAATCGCAAATCAACCCGGCTGCTAACGGTGACTATGTGATAACCCAATTGGCTTTCGACGTGTCGACGCACGACACCCCGTTTTTCTATACCGCGCTGGCGACCCGCGTATGAGCGACATTCTCAAGCCCAACACCCAGCAGGCCAACGCGGGCAACATGGGTGGTATCACCAACGAGTTCTTGGCGAACTGGCTGCGCAACGAGGTTGATGGCATGGTGCCCGCCCGCGTGGTCAGCTACGACGACGACACCAACCGCGCAACCCTACACCCTATCGTCATGATGGGCGGCACTGACGGCAGCAAGGTCAAACGGGCAGACGTTCAAAACATCCCGGTGTACCGTTTCGGCGGTGGTGGGTTCTTTATGCGCTTTCCGCTCAAGGTGGGCGACCTGGGTTGGCTGGCTGCCAACGATAACGATATCAGTTTGATCATGCAGGGTGGTGGCGTTGAAGACTGGCCAAACACAACCCGGCAATGCAAGTTTAGTGACGCCATGTTCTTTCCCGATACCTTGAAGGCATGGGTGATTGACGGGGCGAACGCTGACAATGCGGTATGGCAAACCGTGGACGGCGAAACCTGCATTGCGCTTGGCGTTAACGGCGTTAAGATTTCAAAAGGTGATGTATCGTTCGAGTTAACTGCCGCAGGAATCGCCATGATAAGCCCACCTGGCACGCTCACACACAACGGCAAGAACGTCGGTGACACCCACAAGCACACCGGGCCGGCAACTGCACCGCTCGGTCCTGTCAGCCCTACAGGGGTTCCAATCTAATGCGCACTTTTCAGGTCGACGAAAACAACAATTTTGTGATCGGCGCCAACGGTCAAATTCCAATTATTGGCGGCATCCCGGCGATCAGCCAGACCGCCAAGCAATACGTGCAGGCCAGGCGCCAGGAAATGATTTATAAGATTGATGAGGGTATCCCGTTCGCGCTGATCGCCTGGGCGGCTGAGCCCAACGAGGCAGCGTTTGAGGTGTACGTCCGGGAAAGGCTGCTGCAAATCGAGGGGGTTGTTGCTGTTACAGCCTTTGAAATCATCAGGGTTGAGGATGTTTTAAAGTACACTGCCACCCTGGACACCACCGAAGGGGAGCTAATCGTTAATGGCTAATTATGAATACGTGGTTGCGACGGGGCTTATCGTTCCTGACACCGCAACTATTTTGGAAGAGGTCAAAGACGAATGGCGCGAGGTCTACGGGGCTGATGTAATCCTTGAACCTGAAACCTCACAAGGCGCCATTGTCGTGATGGACACCGAGGTGCGTGACGCCACGGTCCGTAACAACGTAGCCGTGGCCAACCAGATTAACCCCGACTATTCGGGCGGCGTGTTCCTTGACGCAGTTTGGGCGCTCACACGCGGAAGCCGTAAAGGCGCAACCCGCAGCACCATTCCTGCGGTGACCCTGGGTGGCCAGACAGGCACAACGGTTCCTGCGGGGTCGGTAGCGCTTGTTAGTGCCTCGGGTGCGCGCTTCCTTACGACTGCATCAGTTGTCATCGGTGAAGTGACACCAGGGTTGGCCACGGTTGACGCTATTGCCGAGGAATACGGACCCATTGCAGTTGCACCGGGTGGCCTTGACGCTGTTGCCTCGGGTGTCCTGGGTTGGGAGACGGTGAACAACAGCCAAGCCGCAGTGCCTGGCAAACTCGCTGAGTCCGACATTGCGGGTCGCCGTCGCCGTCGCTTGACCTTGGCATTGCAATCGGTCGCAATGCCCGAGGCGATCATTTCAAGGCTCTACGATATCGACGAAGTTGAGTCGCTACAATTCCGCGAAAACATCGCCTCAACAACGCAGGTGATTGACGGCATATCCCTTATTGCGCACAGCATTTGGGTATGTGTAAAGGGTGGTTCTGATGTGCAGATTGCGTCAACCCTGCTTGAGACAAAGGGTATCGGTGGCGGTTACAACGGCGCAGTGTCACTCAGCATCATTGAGCCGGCAAGCGGGCAGGCGTACGTAGTTTCATTTGACCGCCCTGTACCTGTTACGCTGTTCGTTCGGGTGACCGCCAAGTTCAACAACACCGATGGGGCAACCATCATCCCCAATGCAGTCATGGCTGGCGCATCGGGTGAGCTTGAGGGCGACGCAGGTTTGGTTGTTGGTGCATCCGTAAGCCCGTGGGAAATTTCCGGGTGGGTGAACACCGTAGAGCCCCGCATTAAGGTCAACAAGATTGAGCTGTCAACTGATGGCGTCACGTGGAATAGCAACGTGCTTGCAATTGCACTTGATCATCAGGCCGACCTGACCATTGCGCGGGTTCTAGTGGTGGCCGCATGAGCCGCATTCAAGCGTTAGACACCAGCGTAAACGCGCTCAAGGCGTTGCTTTGGGAGCACGACGGGGCTGACAAGCTGGTTGCGTTGGCAAAGCTAAAGCAAGAGTGGTACACCCTCAATCAAAGCGAATTCTGGAACAATTGGGTGCGCGACGTATTCAACATCGACACCGCGAACACGTTCGGGTTGGCGGTGTGGGGGCGCATCCTTGACGTTGCCATGCAAGTGACGTCGGCACCGGATGTCGGGAAATTTGCGTGGGGCTTTGGAAGCAACAACGCGAACTTTGAAAACGGGAACTTTGGCAACAAATCAAGCAACACGATTGGGTTGACCGTTGAGCAACAGCGCATGATTATCAGGCTGCGATATTTCAAGCTGACCTCACGCGGTACGGTTCCCGAAACCAACAGGTTTTTAAAACAGCTATTCACTGACACCGGCCAAGGTCGGGTATTCGTAACCGACCCTTACGACATGAGTTTTGTGACATACTTTTTTGAACAGGCGCCGGATGGTCAGGTGCAATTTATCCTTGACCATTACGACCTATTGCCACGGCCAGCCGGCGTGGGTATCAAATACCAGGTTCAAACCCGACCGTCTTTCGGGTTTAGCTCAAACCACCTTAACTTTGAAAATGGGAATTTTGGTGCATAACTATGGCTAAGCGTTTCGTTGTTCCGTTTGCCTCAACAGGCGACAAAACAGTAACACCTGATGCAACTGACCCCGCAGGTGCGATCAGTTATTCGCAAGGGTGGGGTGCGCAATACCAGTTGCCTGATACTGACCCGAGTTATCGCCCTGTGGGTCGTCAGGAAATGAACGGCGTACTTTTTGATGTGACAGGTGCAGTTGCTGAACTGCAAACTATCGGATTCCCCGAGTGGGTTGCAGTTGCTGGCCTGGTCGTGCCGTATCGCATCAACGCCTACGTTCGCCATTCCGACATTGTTTACAAGTCTGTCATTGCGAACAACAGTTCTGTTCCCGGTGCTAACAGCGATTGGCTTGAGGTTATTTCGGTCGTTCAAGCAACTGAAATTGTTGCAGGTGTTGCTGAGATTGCCACGCTTGCCGAGGTGACGGCTGGCACTGATGACGCACGGACGGTGACCGCCAAAAAGCTACGTGACGCTGGGTTTGCGCGTACGGTGAAAACGCAATCACTTAGCGCGTCAGGTACGTACACCCCTTCGGCGGGGATGGTGTTTTGTATCGTTGAGTTTGTCGGTGGTGGTGGTGGTGGTGGTGGCTGCACAGGGGGCAGCGGTACAAGTTCAACAGGTGGCGGCGGTCAGGGTGGCGGCTACCAGCGAAAGCTATACACTGCCGCACAAATTGGGGCGTCTCGTGCCGTTACCATCGGGGCAGCGGGGGCAGCAGGTAACGCGGGGGCAAGCGGGGGCAATGGGGGCGACACGGTTTTGGCGGGACTGCTCACTGCTGGTGGCGGTCAGGGTGGGTTGTTTGGTTCTGCTGGCAGCGCGATTGCACTTTCTGGTTCCGGTGGCACAACTTTAGGTGCGGCAACAGGCGGCGATCTAAGCATACCGGGGCAGAAAGGGGATACGGGGTTGATACTTGGGTCCACAAACGGCGGTAAAAGCGGGTACGGTGGGGGCAGCCCATTTGGCCCAATAACCCCAAGCGGCGGACCCGTTCAAGCTGGCTTTTCTGGGGTTGGGAAAGGTACGGGTGGCAGCGGTGGGGCATGTACCTCGGTTTCGCAGGTTGGTGGTCCGGGCACTATCGGGTATTTTGTCGTAACTGAATTCTGCACCCAATAAGGAAAACAGCCATGCGATACGCCGTTGTAAATAGTGAAACGAACATAGTTGAGAACGTCATTGAGCTTGACGATGGTAGCGATTGGCCAACACCTGACGGGTGCTATTTAGTTCTTGCACCAACAGCAAGCCCTGGTGATAGCTACGTAAATGGTGAGTTTGTATCGCCACCGCCACCGCCGCTAACCGAGGCTGAGCTTTTGGCCATCCAAAGCCAAAAGTTGCAAGGTCTTAGCCAAATAGCTACGGCTCAAAAGACCGCGCTAACTAATCGTATCGGCACGCTCAATGATGCAATTGAGCTGGAAATGGCAACCCCTGAAGAGGAAGCGGAACTACCCGTGCGTACGCTGCAATTGAAGGCGTGGAAAACCTACGCAATCCTGCTGGGGCGTGTGACCACGCAGACCGGTTGGTACTCAACCGTCACGTGGCCCGTGCAGCCAACCGAAGGCATGGACCTCACCGTGTCAGCCGTCGCAAAACCGGTGCAGGCTTCCTGACATCATAAACCGAGTGGTATCCTTTGAACGCCAGGCGCCTTGCCTGGCGTTCTCATATCTGAGGATCACCGATGGATACACCATCCCTGGAAGGGCTGCCGCTTATTATCTCGACGGGGGTTGGGGTGTTCTTCGCGATGTCGGCAGCCCTCAACAAGTGGTTGGACTCGCAAAAAAACGAGACAACCCAAGTCTCGATTCTGCAAGCAGACCGTGACGACTGGAAAGAAAAAGCCGAGCTGTTTGAAGCAAAAGCCGAACAGGCATGGTCTACAGTCAACTCAATAAACAAAGAGTTAACGGAACTAAAGGTTTCGAACGGTGTAATGGCCGAGCAACTGACCCAACTGCGCCGTGAGAATGCCGAGCAGCGCGAAACCCTTCAACGATTCATGAGGTCACAAAATGGGCGAGCAAATCCAGAAAGCGTGGGATAAGTCAGCGGTCCCGCTTTACATCGCGCTAGCGGTTGTGTTGTCGATGGGCTGCGGTTATTCCATCAGCGCAGCGCAGAACCGGCAAACCACTGTGGACATCACCAGCATTGCCAGCAAGGAACGCGCCTCAATCCGCAGGGCGCATAAGCTGGAAGTCACCAAGCTCACCGAGCGCAATACCTTTCTTGTGAATCAGATCGCAAGCCTGGCCTCTAAATCCGGCGATGCCACCAAAGCCGCAATTGAGAAGGTTGAAAAATGAACTATCCCCTTCTGGCTATCAACGAGGCCCTGAGCCTGCTCCCTTCCAAGATGACCACGCGTGCTGCCCTGGTGCAACTGCTGGCCATCGGCGCTCAAGAATCTATGGACTACCAGCACCGCCGACAGATGGGCAATGGTCCGGCGCGTGGCTTCTGGCAATTCGAAATGAACGGCGGGGTCAAGGGTGTTCTAACCCACGGGCTCACCCGCACGATAGCCGGTGAAATCTGCGCTAAGCGGTTCGTATCGTTCGACAAGCAAGCGGTTTGGGAAGCGTTGGAGTTTGACGACGTGTTGGCCGCTGCGTTCGCCAGGCTGCTGCTGTGGACCGACCCGTTTAAACTCCCCGCCATTGGCCAGGCGAACGCAGCGTGGGACTTGTACCTGCGTACCTGGCGCCCTGGCAAGCCGCACCCCGACAAATGGGAAGCCCGCTATGACGCCGCTGTGCTGGCGTGCGCATGATCCCGCAGGGCTGGTTGTACGCGGCAGTCTTTGCAGGCGGGTTGGGTGCGGGCGCCTGGCTGGCTGGCAACGCGCTGAGCACCGAGCACGAGCAATACAAGGCCAGCGTGGCCAAGGATGCAGAAGACCGCGCCCTAGCGGTGCTGATGGCCCTGGAAGCAGCCGGTGAGAAGGTGCAGGCCGGTGAGGCTGCCATATCCAAGCAGAGAGAAGACAATGCAAAAGCAACCGAGCTGCAAGCCGCTGAGCTTGACCGTCTTAATCGTTGCCTCAAGTCTGGTACTTGCGGGCTGCGGGTCGCGGCAAAGTGCCCCAGCGTGCCCAACACCACCTCAGGTGACGGTGCCGAGCGAGATAGTGCAGCCGGTGCAAGACTTACTGCCGCTGCTGAATCGGATTATTTGGAGTTCCGACGAAAGTACGCCGAGCAGTTGAGCACCCTGAGGATGTGCAAAGCCTTCGGTGACGCCCTAAAGCGTTAGAGGTACTGGCGCCGGAGCTTGTGCAAGTCGACCAGCCGGCGCCAGTTGCTGAACTCACCGGGGCTGAGGTGACCAACAACCATTGCGTAATCCAGCATCGCGAACACCTCAAGGAACAACTGTTGCGCTCGCTCTTCGCTGGTCTTCAAAGCCATGTCGAGCTTGGTTTGCATCAAGTCGCGGCCTGAATCTGGCATGCTCATTTCATTAACCCCACTGTGTTGCCATTGCGTCCGCCCAACCCTGATAGGTGTTGCTGCGAACCTTTGCGCGGTCATCGCTCGGTGGTAGTGCCGACTGACCGCTATCTGTTTGGTTTGACCAACGTTCTACCATCTTACCTTTCCACTCAACCATGCGACCGGGGTAGCGCTTTAGCGGATCAAGCTGTAATGCGGCAACCCCTTGCAGCCATAGGCTTGTGCGCTTGCTGGCGTCATGCCCGAACTCATAGGGCTGGATGAACTGCGATGTCTTGCCGAGAATTTCCCGCCCAAGCTGCGACCGCGTGGATAAGCAGCCGATTGGGTTTTCGATAACCATTTTAGGAACGAACGAACGACAGGACCAAATGCGCTCAGCGAACGCGATAGCGTCATACGTTTTCTGCTGCCGGTTGATCCTGATACCCTCAATGCGGGTGTTCCAGTGCAGACCCGATGAGGAAAGGAAGGTGCACGGCGGGTGAGCAATGACCAAATCCCATTGGTACTCAGGGCGCAGAACATCAAACAAATCACCTTGGTAGTGCAACCCCGGCGCGTCAGACGGTTCAAGGTCGCAACTCACCGCGTAGTGGCCCCGTGCAGCAAACGCATCACGGATGGTGCCGGATAATTCACAGCCTATGAGAACCCGCATGATTAACCCTTGAAGTTGCGTAGAAAGTCCATGAACTCAGCTTCAACCAGCGCCTGACCGACCTTGGTAACTTCAACCGGCTTTTTAGTGCCGCGATTGTAGTTGACGATTTCGAGCTGAAATTTACCTTTGCTTACCGCAACACCGTAGTTGATACCGGTGGCAGCGCGAAGTGCGATGATCAGTGCTTGGCGTTCGGTGTCTGCTGCGTTCATGTTGTTGTTTGCTCCGGGTTATTCGTTTCGATGAGCCAAAGATAGACCACTAATGACGGTCGGTCAACACTTATCGAACACCAATTGTGCCGAGCATTTTATAGGCCTCACGCTCGTAGAACTCATAGTCGATGTCTGCCGGGAGCTGAGCAGGCAGGCGCATGCATGGTACGCTGCCGGTGCTACCCGCAACCATGTTGCCGATGGTCTGGCCCTTCTTGAGCTTGGTCGACCTGATGGCGTGTGTTGAGCCCTTGCCGTAATACCAGCGCACCGTTTTACCCAACACCTCACCGGTCCCTTCCCAATACCCGCCACCGGCACACGTGGCCACGGTGATGAATTTGCGGATGTCGGTACAGCTTCGAATTGTCGTATAGAGCGGCGTGCCCCTGGCCAAGTACGCAATCACCGCGTCTGAGCAAATATCAATGTCAGGGTTCTTGCCGGTCGGGCTGGCCTTCGGGTTGACGCCCGATTCACCGAAACATCCTTTCGCCTTCCATTTGCCGTCTGGCTTGAACGCAATGTAATTGTTCACGTCGCGGCTAAACACGGCGGTGTATTTGGTTTCCTCAGTCTCAAGGCCGGTGGCCGCTTCCCATGCGCGCAAGATCGCATCACGCGTTGACTCAAGCCCCGCAGGCGTCTTGACGATAATGCCGTCAGTGTTCGCCGACACGACCGGTATGCCCGCAAGTTCCATATCCTCAATGAGCATGAGCAGTGCAAGCTGACCGGTGATGGTGGTGCGGATAAGCAGCTCGGGGGCAAACAGGATTGAGTATTTCGAACCGAGTTTACCGAATGCGCCGTTGAGCACAATTTTCAAACTGTCGGCTATGGTCTTCCAACGCTCGGCACCTTCTTTGTCGCCTGATTTCTCAAGCTGGTTGGCCATGTTTTTAGCGTGCAGGCGCTCAACGTAGACCCTGCGGTAAATCTCAATGAACGCCTCACCAATCGCTTTGGGGTACATGTTCATCAGCAGGATGAGCGACGGGTAGTAACTTGCAACGTCATGGTCAGACAGCGACCACTTGCCAGGTTCGGTCAGGTGAAAAATCGATTTCTCTTGGCTGTGCAATCCGCCAATGCCGAACTTGTAAACGCTTGAGCCCATCGACACCCGCAGCGCGGCAACAGCCGGGGGAATGATGATCCCCGTTTTCATCTTGCGCCCGTCAGCGTCTAAAACTGCGGTGTCTTCCATCAACTGCTTGTACGCGTCAAGACTCAGGCCCATTGCGCGAGCGTGCGAGTCTTTAATCTGGTCGACGTCGTTGACCGTAAACGCATTCGTCAGCACCGTGGCCAACACCTGCTGCATTTGCGCGGTCTTGAATTTGATAAACGGCGGGGGCTGATAGTTGAACTGGTAACCGTGCGGATAGGTCACTTTGTCCGGGTAAAACCCAAGCTTCGCAACAATCGTGGATTCGCTGATTTGGGCGTCTGACTTGCTCATGACGTCAACATCAAGGTCTATGCTGATTTGGCGGCGCAGCTCAAGCCGGCCTTTTATGGTGTCTTGTAGCTGCTTCGTGCCGGTGAGGTCGTTGCCGCAATAGTTCTCAAGGATGTTCATTTCCTGCTCAGTGAGGTTTGCGCTTGGCTCAACCGGCAGGTCTTGCAGGGTTTCTGAGTGCATGCGCCCCATGTACATTTTGAGGCCGATGCCCACGCCTGGCGCCACCTCAAATAAGTCGATGTGCTTTAACCAATGCAGTTTGGGGATGTTGTTCTGCTTGTAGAACTGCCAGCCCTTTACGCGCCCAACAATGATGCTATCGCTGTATGCCTTGAGCGATGCGCATAGCTGCGTTGGGGTGATCGCCGGGTTGCTCGTGATGAGGTGCAGGCACGCGGCGATCATCGGCACGTCATAGTTGTTGCCGTTGAACGTGATGATTTCATGCGACGCCAGGAAGAACCGAAGCCGCATCACGTTCGGTAGCATCCAGTGCGGACGGACCTCGAAATTAAAGCCGGGGGCCTTAATCAGAAAATAGTTTCGGTAGCATTCAACGTCGGTTTGAGCCTGGGAGTAATTGCCCATATTGGTGCACTCAAAGAAAACCCCGGACTCGCCGGGGTTTGTAGGTTGGGAAGGGATCAGTTAGGCAACGAGCATCATGCCTGCTGCAATCAACTGTTGGTCGGTCATGCCTGGTTGCGACAACCACTGCTCACGGGTGTAACCCTGAGCTGCTGCGGTCATGGTGTAGGTTGGAGTGATCGCAGCTTGGGTGAACTGCAGGATTGGTGTTGCCATCTGCATTTGCGGCACTGGCTGCGGTGCCGGGGTTGGTTGAACGATCGGTGCTTGCATCTGCGGCTGAGTGCCCATAGTGCCGAGTGGCGCCGGGGTTTGCATCTGCATTTGCGGCACCATTACCGGGGCAGGCGCTGGGGTGCTGACGGTCATGTACCCGGCTGCAATCAGGCTTTCATCAGTCTGACCGTTGGCAATCCACTGCTCACGGGTGTAGCCCTGCGCCGCTGCGGTCATGGTGTAAACGGGGGCCTGCGGCGCAGCCATCTGCGGTTGTGGTGGCGGGGTCATCTGAGGCTGAGGTGCGGCCTGACCTGGCATCTGCATAGCTGGCTGAGGCTGACCAGGCATCGCGATTGCTGCGACCGGCGCGGTGAGCGACATACCTGGCGGAACGTACGAGCTGACGGGTTCGGCAAACATAGTTGCGGCGTCAGGCCCGCTCGTAATCTTGGCACCGTGGCCAACCAGTTGAACACCGTCAGGGTTGACGAAAATACCCGGCTTGCTGTTGCCCTGACCCGTCCACCCGTTGCTCTTGATATCCAACGAAACACGAACAAACTTGCCGGTGTGGATTTGCTCAAGCTCGGTGATAGGGGCGTTGTTGTTCAACGCGTCATAGCAGCGCGGCTGGCCGGCGTAGGTGCTGATTTGCAGGATGTAGCAACCGCCCCAACCTTCTTTGTTGGCGTGCGGTTTGCCGTTGAGGTCAACCCCGTCACCGTCTTTGATCTTGAACGCAAAGTCAGGGCGCACACAACCTTCGTTGGCGGCGTTTGGATTCCAGCCCTGAGGGAACAACTGAGGGAACGCGGCTGCTGCGTCCTGCTTGATGGCGCAGATCATTGGCCACGTTGCAGGGTCGCGCTTGTCGAACGCCACGTTGAACCAGTAGTTGAAAGACGGTTGGTTGTCCTTGCCGATTTTTTGGGTCTTGCCGTCGTCTTCCGTTACAGGGGACTTGTAGAGCGGGTTACCTTGAACGATACGGCCAGTTGGGGAGAGCATTTTAAGAGGCATTGTCTTTAGTCCTGATTGAAAAGTTTGTCAGCGTGATTGTCTGCCAGGCGTTGCAATTTGATCTTGCCGGGTTTGCGCCATGTAAAAGCGTCAAGCACCGTGCCTGCTATTTTGGCTTTCGCCTGGGTTGGCGTCAAAGCCTGTAGCGGTTTAGCAATATCGTAACCGAGCACTTTAGCGAGCGCGATAGCCTGCACGTCCTTGCCTTCTTGCCATGCAAGTTTGCCGTTGCCGCCACTCATTTCAAAATTGCGATGGATAAACCCGTCCTTCTGGATTGCGTGCGTTATCTTGCCCTCAAGACCTGCTTGGCGAGCTTCCATCACCTTGATGGCCCTATCCAACCGGCGCAGCTCAGCCGCCGCCTGGGTGGCCGTCAGCTCAAGCGAACCGTGATTCGTTGAGACGTCAACCAAGTGAAGTGACGCGTTCTGCAAGGTTGCGCAGTCGCCGTTGGCCGAACAGTTCTCACAGTGCGGGCCAGCAGTAAAGGCGCCTTTCTCGCCACCAACCACCAAGTCAAATTTACCGTCGCGGTATGCAATGGCGTTGTTTGCCGCAGTGCGCAGCGTGGTCATGTAGGTGAACAGTTTGTCACTGGTGGTGCGCCAAGTTTTAACGGTGTCGTGACCATAACCACGGGGTTGCACAATGATCATTTCAACGGTGAAGTGCTCGGTGAATATCCCGTGAATCGCTTGCAGGTAATCAAGCACCCCACGGACGTACGCCAGCAACTGCCACAACTCGAAAGGATCAACAGGGCGGTAACCGAGTTTCAAATCCGCAACCCGTAGGATGCGTTTCACGGCGTCCCATGACCAGGCGTCAACGGTGCCCCCGCACTCTTTGTGAATGCTCGGGATTGCAACCTGGGATTCCATATAAACCGGAACGCCCCACGAGCGCAGGACCGCCAGGTACTCGGCCACACCGTCTAGAATTTCCTCAGTCAGCTCAACGCCGTTCGGTGCAATCGTGCCCTCAGGTACAGGGCGGTTGTTGCCAATCTCGTACGCAGCCCAATGGCCCGCAGTACCCTGCTCACGTACCTCGTTGTCACCTGGGAGTTCGGGAAAGCGAGCCGCCATCGTGGCATAGCCCGCACACCGAACCCACAACCCAGCAGCGCTGGGGCGCAGTGTGAATTGTGGGTTTTCCATAGTTACGCCATCGCCGCAATTTGTTGAGTGAACGCTTGGAACAACCAGGCCACCGCGTCGGGACGATTGGCGACAAGTGCGAACTCACCGACGCCTTGAGCGTTGACGATGTTGCACTGACGGCAGAAGTGTTCAACGTGCTCGCGCTTGAGCTTGCCGCCCGACTCTTCAAGGTTCGGGGCCAGCCACACGGCCAGGCTGTTGTAGTCAGTTGGGGCTGCGGCTGGTTGCGGGATTGGCAGCGGCATAGGGGCGACGGTTGGGGCGAGCTGCGGCGCGTCGCCCATTGGCATTGGTGCGATTTGCGGTTGCAATGTAGTCGGTGCAGGTTCCGCCACCGGGGCAGGCATCGGCGCAATCGCGATTCCAGACGGCGCAATGACGTAGGCGTTTGGGTCAGTCGGCAGCGGCACCGCTTCTTGATGCGGGGTGTTGACCGGGTTGCCCAGCACACCACCGGCAGGCAGACCAGCAGGCGGCGCAGCGTGGCCAATCTGAGCAGCCATCAGGTTTTGCAGCTCTTTGGTGATGTTGCTGGCGGTGAGGTCATCAACGCCTTTCTTTTTGGCCCACGAACCATCTTTGTTCTTCTTGTGGGTGCCGTCGTCATTCACACCACCCGAGTGGATGCGGGCATCCCAAGGGATACCGTTCTTATCAAGCACGACACCCGCAGGGCCATTCACGGCAGGGGTATCCAATGCCGCCGCTGTAGGGGCAGTCGAGTGGTTTGGGAAGCTAGACACACCGGGAGCAACAACCGGTGATTGATTGACCGTCGAACTTGCATCCACGTTCAACGCAGCGGGCGACGTTGGTGCATCCAAGACAGGCGTATTGTTGCCCGTTGGGACGCTTGCGGCGTTTGGGGAAGTCTTAACGCCGTAAACTGCATCGACAACGCGGGTGACGGTTACGTGGTTGTCTTCTGCCGGGTTGAAGCTGAGGGAAATTTGCATTGCTTTGTGTTCCTGGGTGGTTGTGAAGTTGGGCAAGACTAAGCATAATTAACGCCGGTTGCAAATATTATTTTCACGGGGATTTCAAAGGATGGCGAATTTACGGGGCTTCCAACAAGAAGCGAACGATAAGACCCGGCACGCTCACCGAACGCTGCCACGGGGCAAGCGCAACGTGATGGTTGTGATTCCCACGGGTGGCGGTAAAACCGTCTGCATGGGCGACATGGCTCGGCACCATGACGGCTGGGGCGTATCGATGGCCCACCGCAAAGAATTGGTGGGGCAAATTTCCAAAGCCTTTGCGCGTGAGGGGATTGTGCATTCTGTTGCCGCAGCTAAGAACACGGTGACGGATATTCAGACCGAGCACTATGAGGAATTCGGGCGCAGCTTTATCAATCAGAATAAGGCTGATTGGACAATCGCCAGCGTGGACACCGTGAAGTCCAAAAATTCTGATTGGGGTGAGCGGTTCCGGCGTGCAACGCTCGGGGTGATTGACGAAGGGCACCACGCCCTCAAGAAAAATAAATGGGGTGAGGTGTTCGGCAATTTCAGTGATGAGGTTGCAGGCATCCTGTACACCGCCACACCTTGCCGTGCAGATGGCAAGGGGCTTGGTCGAGACTTTGACGGCATCGTTGACGAAATGATTGAAGGCCCCGGCATGCGCTGGTGCATCGACAACGGCTATCTGACCGACTACGACTATCGGGGCTTCAAGGTCAACGACCTCGACTTGACCAAGGTGAAGACCACAACGACCGGCGAACTCAATAAAGAGGAAGCTGCGGCGTTGATGCGTAGTTCCAAGTATTTCGTAGGGGAGGTTGTCGGCACCTACGTCAGTGAGGCTATGGGCAAGCTTGGTGTTTGCTTCGCGCAGAACATCGAAGAGGCGCAGAAGCTCACCGACCAGTTTAACCGCTCGGGTGTACCCGCAGCCCTGGTGACCGCCGACACGCCGAGCGCCGAGCGCCGCAACATCCTGCGCAGGTTCCGCGCCCGTGAGCTGCTGATGCTGGTCAACGTTGACCTGTTCGGTGAGGGCTTCGATTTGCCGGCCATTGAAATTGTCATCATGGCCCGCGCAACCGCTTCGTTCTCGCTGTACGCGCAGCAGTGGGGGCGTGTTCTACGTCTGATGATTTCGCCAATCTTGGCCGCAGCCTGGGACACCTACACACCGCTGCAACGCCTGATGCTTATCAGCCAGTCTGACAAGCCGCGTGGCGTGATTCATGACCACGTGGGCAACTTGATACGCCACGGCGGGCCACCGGATCAACACAAGCTTTGGAGCTTGGCAGCGCGCAGCCGCTCGGGGGCTGATGATGGTATCCCACTGCGCAACTGCGACAACAAGAAGTGTGCTAAGCCTTTCGAGCGCATCCATCACACGTGCCCTCACTGCGGCAAGCGGCAAGACCCGCCAGCGTCAAGCAGTGGCGGTGCAGGTCCGCAGGTGGTTGACGGTGACATTTATCTGTACAGCGATGAGGAATTGGCCAAGTTGCGGGGTGACGCAAGCAAGATTGATAGGCCGCAGTACATCGCGCAACAACACCAGGGCACCGCGATTGGGCGCAACATTGCCAACATGCAGGCTGAGCTGCAACGGGAACAACGCAACCTGCGGCACGCGATGAACTGTTGGGCGGGCATGTTCCCCAACGCTGATATCGAAAGCTCAACCATGCGCTTCTTTCACACCTTCAAGCTGGATGTGCTGGCGGCTATGTGCTTGAAGGCGCAAGACGCTCGTGAACTGCGCGAACGCATCACCGCTAAAATGCTGCTTGCGGGATACATTATTAATGATCTACCATTCCCGGACACCAACCCACACGAGCAGGCAGCATGACTATGCAAACGCAAGACATCTTTAAAGCTTTTGGTCCCAACTGGACTTGGGCAAGCATAACCAACATCGGCACTGCACGCGTTCACACTGTAGAGCCAACATTCAGTACAGACGGTGTGGTTTGCTACAGCCGCAAAGAGGATACCTTTGCTAACGTGCAGGCTTTCGACATAAGGGGCGGTGACGGTGGCGCACGGATTATTGCGCGCACTGATTTCAGCAACGGGCCTCAGTACCCGACTGACCGTTTTGGCATTCCTTACCCTGCCCCGGTTGCTGAATTGCCGGTCATGCCTATGGTACCCCCACCACCCCTTCCAGAATGCGGATATTTCGTAGGCGGGAGCAACAACGTCCCCCCGCAGGTTGGCGCGTCAGCAGGTCTGCTGCCAGCTAAAACCATTCTGACCGTTGAGGAAGCTGAGACCGGTGGGCTTTGGCCATTTGCCCGCGCACCTGAAAACTATGTTTCGGTTAACACCTTCGGGGTGGTGTGGTTCAACGTGCACAAGGATGGTCCTGAGCCGCGCCGCTCGTACAGTGTTGAGGTTGGCGGCGTCACGCACCCCATCGAACGCACACGCTCACCGGCTGTAATGCCACCAGAAGCCGGCAAACCTTTCACCCCTGCTGAGTCCGTCAGCGTGGCTAACTCAGAGCGTATGTGCAACGTGTTCGACTGCGTAGAGCTTGCATTACCGGGTGATCTTTGCTGCAAGGGTCACGCAACCCATCACTCAAAATTAGCCGTGCCGAGCTTCGACTACCAACCTGCGCGCCCTGGATTGCGTGATGATGCTTTGAAAGGTGAGGCTGTTGCGCCGGATGACGTGCACGGTTGGTCTGATGGTGTCGCTGAACTTGAAAAGAAGTTGAACCGCCAACGCCGAGTGTTGAAGAAAGCTAAAGCACGCGCTCATGCACTGCTGAGCATTTACAACGCTGACGGCAGCACTCAACTCACCTGCGTGCAATACACTGCGATCTTTGGTGAGTTGCCTAAGTGATCCTACGTAGTTGGGCGGCAAGACACGGGGTGCCCTTCGGGGCCATCCTTGAGCTTGAAACACTGATGGGCGTGACGCACGCGCCCCCTGTTGAAGTCGATGGGCCTTTGGGCAGTGAGGGACGCCAACAGTCCCTCATTCGTCTTGAGGCCGCGAACAAGGACATTCACCTATTCCGCAACAACGTTGGTGCCCTGGCGGATAAGGGCGGGCGCATGGTGCGCTATGGCCTGGCCAACGAGTCAAAGAAGCAGAACGAACTGATCAAATCAGCCGACCTCATTGGATGGGAGAAGGTGAAAATTGAACCGTGGATGAATGGTTATTTTATTGCCCGCTTCTTGAGCGTTGAGGTCAAAGAAGAAGGTTGGATGTTCACCGGTGATGATCATGAGCTTGCGCAACAGGCGTGGGCTGATCTTGTGATTGCCGGTGGCGGTAGGGCGTTATTTGCAACTGGCCCCGGTAGTCTGTAAAGTGCCCGTTATTAACGCCTTAGGAGGTTGCGCGATGCAACGCGACACAAAGCAGGAACTATTGATCAAGGGGCACGCGCTGGCCTTGAAACACGGGTTGGGTCACCTGACCAGCAAGGTTATGAGTGAGGCCACCGGCTTCTATCATTTCGCAGTCACCAACCACTACGGCAGCATTTCCGCATTCCGTGAAGAGGTGAAAGCCTACGGGGTGAAGAACGGCACAATGGCTGCCGACCTGGCTGTACGGTGTCCACGCCTCAGCCCTGCTGACCGCAAGAATGAAATCCTCGACCATGCGTTCGATCAGGCCGTTGCGGAAGGTTTGGCCAAGGTAACCCGCGCCAGCGTGGCCACCGCGCTTGGCATCAGTGACGGGTTGATCAGTCGATACTTCGGTACGGTGCTCGGGCTGCGTGACGCGGTGCTGGCAAAGGCCGTTGTGAGCCGTCACCTTGACGTTGTGGCCGATGCAATTGAGCTGGACATGAACATACACCACGTACCCCCGGACCTTGTGAGTGCAGCCCGCAAAATCATAGCCGCTTAATTGCGGCTTTTTAATACCTGTTGACAGACCGTTATTAGCGTTCTATTGTTCGCACACTTGAACGCACACGGAGCAACGACAAAATGACCAACGTGAATTGCTACTGCCGGGGCGCAGGTTGCATTTATTGCACCGAACCTAACGAAGCTACCAAATCCCTAAACTCTGCTTGGCAACGCGTTGTTGAGCAAGCCCGCAACCCTATTCACGACGGCACCGATGCTTGGCCCTGCTGTGAGTGCGACAACTGCAAAGCGTGGCGCAGCAGCGATGCTAACAAGCAACCTGAGTTACGCGGGTATCAACTGGCGGCTATTGAAGACAGCAAAAACCAATACCGCGAAATTGAAGCTGATGCGGCCTGCGTGCTGTTCTCCAACTTCGGCATGGACGAAGAAAGTTTAGTCTTTGCGCTTGGTCACGGTGTTGACTTTGCCGCAACCGTGCGGGCACTTCGCAGCTACAACTACACCCTTCCACTCAGCACTATCGGTGACGAGCTACGCAAGCAACCGGTAAAGCATTGGGCGCTCAAAGAGTTTGGCATTAAAGACCGTGGGCCGCGTGACCCAGCTGTTGCACTTGGTACTTCCATTAAAGAGGGGCTGGCGCGCTACACCTTGACCAAACAGTTGGCTATCCAATCGTGTGTTGCTCAAGCTGCGTACGACATGGGTGCAACAGCAGGACGCTTTGAGGTTGACGCAACAGACAACAAGACCATTAAAGATGCGCTGGCTAAAGACCTGCTTGAGCTCGGTCTTGGTTATGCCGAAGTTGCGCCCATCATTCGCAACATGGTTGAGGCTATCCGCAATGTTTGAACTACTGATGGTTTATTGTTTGGTGGGTGAGCCGTGCGTTAACGAAACCGTGGCCAACTTCCCGCAGTACGATGTAGGGCAATACATCTGCAACATGGCCAAGCCTGCCATTGAACAGGGCGTGCGTAGCCGCGCACCGGCTGGCACCCGCATCACCTTCAAGTGCCAAGAGGTTGTCGGCTCGGGGCCTGTTGAATACGAGTACGAACAACCCAGGCAAGCGCAACCTGATCTTTTAGACCGCGTGCCGCAACTGCTTAATCAATTCGGGGGATACTTACGGTGAGTAACTTCCTTTTAAAGTTCAAACATAGCAACGGCTCTACCGTTTGGTTTACCGTTTACGCAAGCCGCGCTTACCTGCACTCTATCGCAAAAGAAATTGAAAAACGCACATCCTTTGTTTTCTTAAATGATTCAACTGACATAGGGTAAGACAATGCATAAATTATTTGCTGACGCTGCGCAACTAGCGCAACTAAAAGACATGTTGAACCGTACCACACGCGGCATTGAACAGACCCGTGCCAACATCAAGCGCATGGAAAGTCGTACGCATGAGCAGGGTTCGCAACTTGAACTGCGCCGACGTGATGGCATTGCTCGCTTGACCGACATTGTTGAATACCAGCAACGCGTTATTACAACCCTCACCGCAATACTCAAGGATGTATGACAATGCAACCAACCTTTAAATCCATGCGCACCAACGGCACGGTCAAACGTGGTGAGGCGAATAGTGTTCGCCTTGAAGACATTCACGAGCTGCCAGGCTTCAACATCATCCGCGACTATGAGTCGCCAAAGTATCAAGAGGATGTTGACGCACTGGTTGCGTACCTTGAAGCGGGTGGCACCGTTGAAGCGCTTGAAGTGCGCCCACGTGCTGAGGGTGGCGTGTGGGTTGTGCAGGGTCATACGCGCCGCTTTGCGTACATCAAGATGGATGAGCGCGGAACTTTGCCGCGCACCCCGAACAAGGACAAGCCCGAAATCCTTGAAGCGTGGATACCGGTAAAACCGTTCACGGGGAATGACGCCGAGCAACTACTACGTCAAGCTACCAGCACCAAGCGTGCCGAAGTTGACCCGCTGGGGCTCGGGCGGGTCTATAACAAGCTGGTTGGGTTTGGTTGGACGGTTGCGCAGATCGCTGAGCGCAGCGGTGAGAAGGTGGCCACGATTCAACGCATCCTCACCCTGGCAGGTGGCAACACCGACGTGCACGAAATGGTCAAAGCTGGTGAGGTCAAGCCAACTATTGCCGCTCAGGCTGTGAAGACTCACGGCGACAAGGCTGGGGCAGTGCTGGGTGCAGCTCTCGTTGAGGCCAAGGCAATCGGCAAGACTCGGGTGACCAACGCCGTGCTCAAACCTAAGAAGGGGTGGCGGCTATGCGAAGACGGTGACCTGCCGGGTGAGGGTGTTGAGTGCCTGGTAGTCGTCAAGGGTGTGGTGCGGATCGGCGCCCGCTTCTGGGATGAGCCAGGGCATGAGGACACCTATCAGTCCTATATGTATTGGGATGACCCCGAGAACGACGGGCAAGGCTGGGAGCATGACGATGTAACGCACTGGACGCCCGCACCGTGGCCAACGGTTCCTGAGGTGGTGCAATGATCGCCCTCGCCTGGTTCTACTTCGTGTACGTACGGTGACCTAAAGCCCTCAAATTTGAGGGCTTTTTCTTGCCCGACGAACGGCCTTGTAGACCGTCAATAATACACTACTCTTATAAGTAGGCAGGCGATTCGCGCCGGCTTCTTGACAGTAGGGGTAAATGACAATGCGCCTTGTACTCTCCACCATCTTTGTAGACATGACCCGCGCCCAAGGGAAGGTCGCGGCAGCTCTTACCGGTGTGCAGTCGGTAGCCGCCAGGTTCTTTGCGTTCCTTGTGGATGAGAAAATTGATACCGTTGAAAAGTTCGACACCGTGGTTACCGCAGCGTACGAGGAAAACAAGTGGACCCGGCGCAAGGGGCGGCCAAAAGCTGGTGACAAGCCAGCCCCGCCAATCGTGCAGGTGTACGCGTCGAACGTGCGTAAAGCGCTGGTGTTGAAATTGAAGTTGGGGAACTTCAAAAACCTGGAAGAGCTGCGCCGTGCCATCAGGTCAAAAGTGCCTGCGCGGGCTAAGAAAGTGCCACCTGAATTGAAGGGTGTAATTGTGACAGGGGAGTCTTTGAACGGTGGCCTTTACCACGATGTACTGCGGGTGCGCTCGCTGCTCACTGAGGAAGAACAGCAAGCGCTTGATGCTGCGGTGCGCAAGACCTTTGACCGGTTCGTTAAGAAAGCCCCACCAGATTTACGCCTCGTTGCGTAAACTCTTAACGACGACAAGCCCTGCCAATCGGTGGGGCTTTTTAATTGTTGACGGTGCGTTATTAGTGGTCTATTGTTCGCCCTACAAACAACGAGGGCAACGACAATGCAAATCCACCGCCACCCTAACGAAACCCAAGAACATTTTATCCGGCGCGCATTTCGCTGGAACCGTCTATGCGGTGAAGCTTTCGCAGCTCGCCAGGCGCGTCATCAGTTGTGCAACTGCAATCAAGGCCGCATGCCTTGTGGGTGCGGGCACGCTCCCGAAATGCCGCGCAGTGGACCAACCGTAAAAGACCTGATTGACGCCAAGTGCCTGTCAAGCATGGCAACCCCGATGACCCGCGACGAACTGCGGGCGTGCGGCACCCCTCTTGCGTTCGGGCCAACCCATCGCATCAGCCGTGTTCGTGCCATCTGGTACGGTGCGGGTTTGGTGTTCGCGGTGTCGGTTATCGCTATGGCAGTATTCGGGATGGGGCAATAAACTGCCATGGCTAAGAAGTCCAACGCGCAGTACAAGGCCGAGCAGTATGCCCGAGCCAAGGAGACTGCCGAGAAGCTGGGTATTGTGAACCGCACGCTACCGTTGCCGGCTTCGATCAACACCTTGCTCAACGAGCTGTGCGAGCGTCACCAGTTCACCGACTGGCGGGAACTGGTCATCAATATGATTCGTGTTGCCCACGGGGGTACGGTTGAGCTGGTTGAGATACCACCGTGCGGCTTTGTTCCAAGTGAGCAGCAGTTGCGCAAGATTGGAAAGCGTCAAGACTGTATGTGGTGCGGTGACACCGGGTTCACCCCTGAGGGTGATGAGTGCGTTGAATGTGAAGGGGTTGAATGAAATGAAAAAGGTAAAGCACTGGCTGCACTTGTTGTTGGTCCTGTTCACTGGTGGGCTTTGGCTGCCGCTGTATGTGATCGTGATTGCAACAACCGAAATGTATAACCGTGGCTATCGCGTAGGCAAAGCGGCTGGTCGGGTTGAGAAGTCCAACGAGTACGAGGCTGAGCGGTTGCAGCCAAAGGTTCTATGGCAAGCAGCACCTGACGCCCACATGAACTGCCGCTGCGTTGTGAAGCCCATATTTGCGCCTGTTACACCCTTCGAACGCTTCAAAGAACTTGGTGACCGCAAGCTTTCGGGCTACCCGCTCGACAGCTACGAGGAAGCCGAATATCAGCAATTGCGCAAAGTGGTGATCGGATGAGCGGGGGAGCTTGCAAGCCAATTGAAACGGCTGCGGATGTTGCCGCGCTGACTGGTGAGTTCACGCAGTTGACCGCGCGCGCAGCCCTGGCGGCTGGATACAAAGTGGACCTGCGCAACGTCCGTTACGAGTGGATGATTTACGCCAACGGCAAACACTTTCACCCCTTCACCAATTGGGAGCAGTGCGTGCGGTTGATCGCTGACACCATGAGCGAGTTGCGGTTGCTCCGGGGCGTGGTTTCGGTGCGCAGCCGATTGAATGGCGTCACGTGGGTTGAGGATCGCCAGCCGAGTACCGACGCTGAGTATCGCAACCAGATGTGCAACGCCGTGGTCACCAACGTTGCAAAGGGGTTTCCGGTTTGAAGCCACCAAGACCGTATTACCTGGGTGAGAAGGCAAGACTTGACGGGGTTGGCAAACTGACGAACCCCAACGCTTATATGCAATGGGCCTGGTCGTGGTGGTTGGCCGGCTGGAACGATAAAGACAAGGAACTGATAGATGCAAAAGAAACCCAGCAACACGCGTGAGCAGTGCGCTTTTGACCGGGGTGCATTCAAGGCGCGGATGATTGACGCTCATATCATTCAGCGCAGCGCCAAGACCTGGGCAGACATGCGCGATGAGCGCAACCCACACAAGAAGGGCTCAGTTGAGCGGCAGTTCTGGAATGATGGTTTTGACTCGGTGAGCTTGAAATGACTCAAACACGTTGGTATCACGGCGGGGCCAGTCAGCGCCGCAGCGGCAAGCCATGCACACCGCCACCAGCCTGCAAGGATTGGGAGCGCCGCCACTGGTTGGAAGGGTACAAGGACGCGAGCGCGGCTATTGACCTTCGCGCCAAAGAGTTGCTTGACAGTGTAAAGGTGAGTGCGTAAAGTCGCCCGTGCATTGTCACTGCCTGGCTGTACCTAAGCCCCGATTGCTTTCCCCAGCGTCGGGGCTTTTCTTTGCCTGTTATTTGTGGTCTAGTGGCGCTTCCGGGTAACAAAGATGTTTGGCTTCAGACCAACCTTTAGAGGACTGCATTATGTGAACGTCAGGCCGCGCAGCCATGATCAAGCGCAAAGCTCACCACCTGTAAAGCCCCGCACTGTCGGGGCTTTTTAATGCCCGTCATTTGTGTTCTACTTCCGGGGCCAAGTTCACCCAATCAGTAAGACGCCCGATGCACTCTAGACAGGGGTACTGACCCTTGGAGCTTGGCAGCCATTCTAGAGTGCATCGGGCGTTTTCGTTAAAATAAGGCAATGACAATGCTCGCAACAGCTTTGGCGGGAATGACCGCTATCAATCAATGGTTCGTGTGGCGTCTGTCACCGGACCCGAAAAAACCGGGGAAATACCTGAAGGTTCCTGCGCATCCTGACGGTCGAATTGAATTTGATGAGAATGGAAAGTTAAAAGGGCCTGACGTTCAAAAGCCGTACGCGTGGTCATCGTTTGAGTTGGCCACGGCTCAGCTTACTGCGCACTATGGGAGATTAGACGGCTATGTCTACACGCTCGGTTTTATGGTTACTCGTGATTGCGGTTATTGGTTCTTGGATGTCGACGGTTGTGTTAATGCTGATGCTCAGCTCACACCCTGGGCCACGTGGTTCTATCAAAACCTGCCAGGTGCCTTTTTTGAGTACAGCTCATCAGGTACAGGCATTCACCTCATAGGGCGGGGTTGTCCGCCTGCCGGTCATCGCACCCGACCAACACAAGCGTGGAATGCGCAGCACCCTGGCAACGATCTTGAGTTCTATACGGGCGGGCGGGGTATCGCGTTCGGCTTGAATGGTCAGGCTTGGGGCTCGGCGGATACGCACCTTGGTCAACAGACTCAATACATTGTTGACCAAATTTTCACGCCCGAGCAGTCAACCGGTGTGGCCTTGGTGGGTTATGGTCCTCGGGCTGATTGGAATGGCCCGACTGATGACAATGAGCTGATCAGGCGTGCAATGCAGTCTCGCAGTGCTGGGGCAATGTTCTCAGGTAAGGCAACCTTTGCTGACCTGTGGACGTGCAACGTTCAAGCACTTGCAGCCAGCTACCCCGATGAGGACCGTAGTGACGGCTTGCCCTATGGGGGCACCGAGGTTGATTTTGCGCTTGCCTCCCACCTGGCGTTTTGGACCGGTTGCGATGCTGAGCGCATGGTGCGTCTGATGTGGCAGTCCAAGTTGGTGCGTGACAAGTGGACCACCCACCGTACGTACCTGGCCGAGCTGACGGTTGACCGAGCGTGCAAGCAGACGCGAAACGTCTGCCAGGACAAAGAAACCGTGGCCAAGTTGGACGCCACTGTGACCCTTGCAGCAGGTGTGAGTAGGCAGGAATACTTTGACCTCATCATGGGCTGCAACGATGACGCGGACCTGCGCAACGATGTGATTCCGCAGATCGCCGCTGACCGCTCGGTGCAAACCCTTGACCGGGATTGGTTAGCCGCGGCTGTCAAGAAGCGCATGGCGGATTGGGGGTTCCCTGTCAGCATCAGCGACTGCAAAGCAATGGTGCGCTTGCAGGTGGTTGAGGACGAAGACGGCGGGATCATTCCTGAGTGGGCCAACCGGCACGTGTACGTCATGGCAACTGATTGTTTCTTTGACCTGATGAGCGCAAGCACGATGAGCCGTACCGCGTTCAATGCGCAGTATGAGCGCATGATGCCTCAGAAGCCCAACGGCGACCGTGAGGACGCTGCCAAGTGGTGCTTGCAGCGCTGGAACACCGCCACCGTGGGCGACACGATGTATCTGCCAGGCAAGGAAAGCATTTTCAACCATGAGGGGCGTTGGTACGCCAACCTGTACAGCCCGAGCACGGTGCCGGAAATCGCCCTCGGTTACACGCAGGGTGGGATAGATGCCATCCAAGCCTTTCTGCGCCACCTACAAGCGCTGTGCGGCAACCGCAATGAGGTCTATCTAAACCTGCTCGACTGGATGGCCTGGTGTGCGCAGAACCCCGGCAAGAAGTGCCGGTACGCGCCAATCATCAAAGGCATGCCAGGTGACGGCAAGTCGCTCATCATTAACGTAATGCAAGCGGTGATGGGATTTGCCAACGCAACCAGCGTGGGCGCCAAGTTGGTCTGCTCAGATTTCGGGGACTGGCAAGAGGGTTCGTGCGTCACCGCGTTTGAGGAACTGATGATCACCGGGGCCAAGCGTTATGCCGTGGCCAACGCGATCAAAGAGCCCATCACCAACAACACGCTCAAGATAAACCGCAAGGGGCGGCCTGCTGGGGCGTCAATCATTAACGTCACTAACTACATCGCCTTCACCAACTTCGTGGACGCGGTGCCGCTGGAAGACCGTGACCGTCGTTGGTGGGTGATCTTTTCCCCGTTTGACGACCTGGGTGACCTGGCCGCGACACTCGGCATAACTGAGGAAGGGTTGGGCGCTCACTTTGATTTGATTTTCGATAGCCTGGTTGATGAGCGGCGCGGTGAGTGGCGCAAGTTCCTCACTGAGTACGCGGTTACCGATAATTTCAAGCCGAACGCCAAAGCGCCAAACACCAGCGAGAAGCAAGAAATGAGAGCAGGCGGGGAAGACGCTCACGAGTCCGTGGCGCGTCAATGTATCGAAACCGGGGCGGTGGGTGTCGGTCAGTTCGTTTTAAGCTCCAGCAGCTTAACAGCGGCGATGAGGACCATATGCGTGCAGGACGGGTTAGACATTCCCAAGACTTCCACCGTTAACCACATGCTTACTCGCATGGGGTTCTCCCCGAAAGGGTTGGTGAAGTGGAACGGCACAGCTCACCGTGTTTGGTGGAAGCGGGGCAAGGTTGGCTGTGACAGCAATGAGACGCTGCGCTCAATGTTGGAACTCACGAAAATTCAGCACTTTGAGAGATTGGTTAATAATTGATCAGGTTACAGGGGTAACAGCTTTGGAGCCCCTTGTTACCCTCTTGTTACCTGCTGAGAGCCCCGGTTTATATAGCTTTCTTATCTTTTAGGTAACAGGTAACAGGGTATATAAAAATCTAGCTATATGAGAGCTGTACGATTTGTGTATAGGTGGTCATCATGAGTGTTACGCATATGTCTCGTATTATGTGTTATATCGTTTTACTCAGCTCGTTACCTGTTACCAAATCGCTACAGGCCACGGTTTATAAGGGCTGTAGAGGTAACGACCCTGTTACCCATGCCCGTTACCTTTTCACATTTGAGAGCTGAGAATATGAAAACACGTCGAATTTCAAAGAACGAGGCTGAATTTGCCCAGAAATACGTCGAGTGTGGTAAACAAATGGAAGCCTACAAATTTTCATTTCCCTGTAAAAATTTGACGAACCCTGAAATCAGCATCAAAGCTGCTGGGATTAAGAAGCGCAAGCCAGTAAAAGAGCTTATTGAGACGTTGCAAAAAAAGGTGAGCAAGGACGCTGAATTTGGAATTCAGCAAATTTTGGAAATTTGGCAGGACATCGCGACCGCCGATCCTAACGAGCTGATGAGCAATTTGCGGCGCTGCTGCCGTCATTGTTACGGGCGTGGTCATCATTACCAGTGGAAAGACAAAGCAGAATTTGCGTATGCGCTGGGCCAGGCACTTAAAAGCAAGCCTGGGAAGGGTGAGCCCCGCCAGGACATCCCGAGCGATGAGGGCGGCTATGGCTTCAACTTCACGTTCCGCCCGCACCCTGAGTGCAGCGAGTGCAAAGGTGAGGGACATCTAGATACGTTCTTTGCCGACACCCGCAAACTGAGCCGCGCAGGCCGGCGCCTGTACGCAGGGGTCAAGCAGACCGCGCAGGGGATGCAGGTACTGACACGCGATCAGGATGCAGCGCTCGCCAACCTGGCCAAGTTCCACGGTATGACACCTGATAAATTGCAAGTAAGTGGTGCTAACGGTGAGCCGTTACTAACTGCTACTATGCCGCTGCCGGCTGACCCGGTTGAAGCCGCGAACGTTTACGCGGAATTCATCAAAAAGAACGCAAGGGGATGACAATGCAAAAGTATGCGCTATGCCCGTACAACGACTCAGGTTGCTTTAGCCCTCATATGGCTGAGCTTGAAACACTGCCGGAACCTGAGGCGCGTGAGCATTTTTATAAGGTCGCTGATGTCTCAGCGCACGTTGACGAATTGAACGCTGAGCTTGAATCGCTCAAGGCTCAGTTGTCGGCAGCCAACCAGCGCGCAACACTTTGGATTGATCGCGCCACAGTGGCTCAAGGCGAACGCGACACCCTGCGCGATGTGCTGGCCCTCTTGGCGCCTGACCTAAAAGCGATGGCAATCCTGTACGCGCAGAAAGGGGACCACACGCGGTCGCAGGCCCTGGCCAACATTTGCAAATCTGTAGGGGTGTTGTGATGCGAATTATTACCGACGCAAAAGCAGTGCGCCTTGACGTGCACCCTGCAAAGATCGTAGCGCCAGAACTGCCACTAGGTGCCGTTTGTTTCAAATTTGAAAACGGTGACAACTTCACATTGAGCGTTGCGGTCATGCACAACTTGTTGCGGTCGGTAGAGCGATGGGGCGGCGTGCTTGCTGAGGTGAGTGCCCGCGATGAGCGCTTGATTGACAAGGGTGTTGTGCGTGCTGAGGACTACCCAAGATGAACAACAACCGCAGTGGTACAAGCGAACTGCATATGAGTGTTCGCAAATTCCGCGCCAAGATTCACGAGGCTTATAAAGCTGGTCGTGACTCGGCTGACACGTTGCACAGCGACCCTGCCAAGGTTGATGACAATCGCCGTGAGTACGTCAACGAAGTCGTCAAAGATTTGAATTGGAGATAGGGCAATGCAAACCAAATTCGGAATTGATGTGAAGAAGGTCACAAAGCACCACGTCTATCTGAGCGTTGAGCGGCACAAGATGATTGAGGTTACGCGCACCCCGGCAAGCGTGGCCAACGTTGAGCGCTGTGAACTCGGTGAGCATTGCCGGTGCAAGAGCTATGACAAAGCGTACAAGCAAGACTGCTGGAACTGGATAGGTGAGGTGAAGTCGTGAATAAAGTGTTGATTGTAGGCTGCTCACATACCTTGCTGTTGATTGCAGCGCTACGGGATGTAGCCGTGCGCGAACCGCCAGAAGTATTGAGCCGTGAGCGTCTTGTGGTTGAGCAGGAAACCTTTCACCCTGGTGAACTTCACCGCTCAAACACACGCACCGCTAATTCCAAGCGTTCAAGGATTGGAAAGCGGGAGCGCTGGAATTAATGGATTGGAAAAACCCCGATTACCGGGGCATCCTGCAAGAGCGGTTAGACAACCTGACCGCTATTCGCAAGAAGCCTGAAATCATCCCCGCGCTGAAATTCCACTACCGCGAGAACCCGCACGACTTTATCAACGATTGGGGCGTTACTTACGACCCACGGTTGATTGAGCGCGGGCTTTCGCCAATCGTCCCGATGATCTTGTTTCCTAAGCAGCTCGACTTTATTGATTGGGTGCTTGAACGTTGGCGTGCTGGTGAGTCCGGGGTTGCGCCAAAGTCTCGGGACATGGGTTTGTCTGTGGTCTGTCAGCAGCTTGCCGCGACGCTGTGCCTATTCCGCAACAACATGAACATCGGGTTTGGCTCACGCAAAGAGGACTTGGTAGACAAGGTGGGTGACCCTGACACCCTGTTCTATAAAGGACGAATGTTTCTTGAGCACCTGCCCGAAGAGTTCCGGGGCGGCTTCGTGTCGTCCAACAAGGACCACTCATCGCACCTAAAAATTCTGATCCCCGAAACGAAGAGCATCATTAAAGGTGAGGCCGGCGACAACATTGGGCGGGGTGGTCGTACCGCGCTGTACTTCGACGATGAGTCAGCCTTTCAACCGCGCCCGCAGCTAATCGACGCTGCGCTCTCGGCAACGACCAACTGCCGAATAAGCGTCAGTTCTGTCAACGGTCGTGATAACCCGTTCGGTGACAAGGTGCACAGTTGGGATGAACGCCGGGTGTTCTTCTTTCACTGGCGCGATGACCCGCGCAAAGATGACGCCTGGTACAAGAAGAAATGCGAAGACATCGACAACCCTATAATTGTTGCTCAAGAAATCGACTTGAATTTCTCGGCTTCGAAATCCGGCATTCTCATTCCTAGCGAGTGGGTGCAGGCTGCAATTGATGCGCACGTTAAACTTGGCTTCACTGCGAGCGGTGAGCGCCGGGGCGCGCTTGACGTTGCTGACGAAGGTATCGACCTCAACTGTTGGGGCTGCCGTCACGGCGTGGTCATGCAGTTCGTTGAAGCCTGGTCAGGTAAAGGGTCTGACACGTTTGCCACGACGGCCTACGCGTTTAAGCTTGCTGACGACAACGACATACAGGATTGGGAATTTGACAGTGACGGCCTGGGTGTTGGCGTTCGCGGTGATGCCAGGGTTCTCAACGAGAAGCGCGGCAAGCACGTGCAGAAGGTGAGCCCATTCCGTGGCTCGGGCGCTGTGATCGAAAAGGACAAGGAGGTTTTCAAAGGCGAGCAGGGGCGCAAGGGTCGAACAAACGAGGACTTCTTTGCCAACCGTAAAGCGCAAGAATGGTGGCGTCTGATGGAACGCTTCAAGATGACATACCGCGCCGTCGTTGAGGGTCTACCGTATGACCCTGCTGAAATCATCAGCCTTGATAGCAGCAAGATTGAGAAGAAAGCACTGACTAAATTGACGCAGGAACTCAGTCAACCCACGTGGTCGCAAAACGGTAGTGGTAAGATTCTCATAGACAAGGCACCGCAGGGCTCACGCTCGCCAAACTATGCGGACCAATGCATGATGCTTTATTCCAAGCGCGCACGCCGCTCAGGCTTCTAAGAGGGTTCACCATGTTCAAACGTTTCTTTAGCTGGTTGCTGGGGCCAAAGGGTGATCCCGTGCCCGTGCTGGAACCAGAACCAAGCAAGCCCCGGCGTTCGGGCATGTTCTCAACCGATCAGTCTGAGGGTTCGTTGCCGCCTGACCGCGTGAGCCTGGTTGACCGCATGATTTCGCTGATGCAGATCGCACCACGCCCAAAGGCCAGCGACACCGCTGCACAAGATCACCTTGACAGCGCTGAGGGTGCGAACGGGTTTATCAAACAAGGCTACGGCGCGGCCATTGATCAAGGCCCGACGCCCGCTATCATCGACTGGTTTTTGAGCCAAACGTTTATTGGTCACCAGTTGGCAGGCATGCTTGCGCAACACTGGCTGATTGATAAGGGTTGCTTGATTCCGGCGCGTGATGCTGTTCGCCACGGGTTCGACATCCATGCACCTGATGGCGGTGACCTTGAGGCGCCTGACGTTCTCAAGATGCTCAAGCGGCTAGACAAGCGATTCAAGCTGCACAAGAACATGGTTGAGTGGGTTTACAAGGGTAAGATTTTCGGCATTCGGATTGCGTTCTTTCAAATTGAAAGCACCGACCCGCTGTTCTACGAGCTGCCGTTTAATATCGACTCGGTGACACCTGGCAGTTACAAGGGCATTGTGCAGGTCGACCCGTATTGGTGTATCCCCGAACTCGACCAGGCCGGCAGCTCACGCCCCGACTCAATGCACTTCTACGAGCCGAAGTATTGGGTGATCAACGGCAAGCGCTACCACCGTTCGCACTTGGTCATTTACCGTGAGGGTGATGTTGTCGACATCCTCAAACCGTCGTATCTATACGGAGGTATCCCGGTTCCGCAAAAAGTTTTCGAACGCGTCTATGCTGCTGAGCGTACGGCCAACGAGGCGCCACAACTCGCCCTGACCAAGCGGACGGTGATCCTGCAAACCGAGCTTGAGGAAGGCATCGCGCTCGGTCCTAAATACGGTGCGCGGCTTGCTGAGCAGGCTGAGCTACAGAACAACTATGCGCGGACCATAGGCGACGTTGACGACAAGTACACCCAATACGACACGAGCCTGGCAGACCTTGACGTTGTGATCATGTCGCAATTCCAGTTGGTTGCGGCGATTCTCAACGTGCCAGGCACTAAGCTGTTGATGACAGCGCCCAAGGGTTTCAACGCAACAGGCGAGTATGACGAAGCCACCTATCACGAAGAGCTTGAATCAATTCAGAGCTTCCTAACCGACTTGGTTGAGCGTCACCACCAGTTGCTCATGTACAGCGCGGTGTTGCCAGCCATGCGCAAGCGTGACGTTGAGTGGCAGCCGCTGGATACCGTCGTGAGCTGGTCGCCGCTCGACAGCCCAACCGCCAAAGAGTACGCGGAAATCAACCTGCTCAAAGCGCAGACGGATGACGCACTTGTGACTGCTGGCGCTATTGATGGCTACGACGCCCGCGACCGCATCCGCGCCGACAAGGATAGCGGCTATACAGGGATCGCTGAGGCGCTGCGCCCTGATGAGGACTTAGACGGGCAACCAGACGCCGCCAAGATCGGGCAACCCCCAGCACCCGCACAGCCAGGCTTTGACGCCGGGGTTGATGAGCCTCAGTTGATCACCAACCAGTTGCGACTAGACCCGCAGATTGTTGAGGCCAAGCGCGGTGAAAAGGATTACAAGGTGCAGGTGTCGCCGGTCATCATGGACGTTGTGACGGGCAAGCAATACCGCGTGGTCATCGACGGGCACCATTCGTTAGAGGCTGCCAACCTTGACGGCGTACCGCCTGAGCTGATTGAGGGCGGTTACGGTGAGTCGGATTACTTCGACGCTGCGAGCGGCTCCCCGCTGTGATTAAGAAGAAAGTACGCCTCGTGCGTAAGGTTGACCCGCTCGGCACTGAGTCCAAGCGGGCACTAACCCTCAAGCCCTCGGTGTCGGTGGGGGCTGCATACGCTCGTGAGCTTGAAGCGCTCACCGCCGAAATGCACGCTGAGACTGCTGCGGCAGTTAAAGCAGAGTTTGCAAATACTGCTGCGGCAGACGCGGCAGACGACTTTTGGACTCGGCTCGCTAATCGCCTGGCATCCAAGTTCGCGAGCAAAGCGACCGCGTTGGCCACGGGGTTTCTTACCAGGGTCAACGCCAACGCAACGAGCAACCTTGAACGGTCACTGAAATCAACGAGCGCCGACTTGACGCTCAATATGAAAAACACGCCTGCGGTCAACAAGGCTATCAAGTCTCGCATATCTGACAACGTTGACCTGATTACCCGTATCCCTGCTGAGTTTTTGGATAAGGTGAAAAAGGATGTCAACGACTCACTGAGCAAAGGCAACGGGCTCGCTGACCTTCAAACTAAAATGGAAGAGCGATACGGTGAGGCAAAGCGGCACGCGCAGCTTGTAGCCCTCGACCAGACGCGCAAGGCGTACACCGCAATCAATACCGCCAAGATGCGCGCCAATGGCATCAGCAAATTTGAGTGGGTGCACAGTGGTGGCAGCCAAGAGCCGCGCAAGTATCACAAGGACCCACCCGCACAGGGTGGGTTGAACGGCGGGATATTCGACATCAACGACCCACCCATTATTGACAAGAAAACCGGCGAGCGCGGGTTGCCTGGTGACGATTACAATTGCCGGTGTACAATGCGACCAATAGTTACGTTTGACGATGAGGAAGACGAATAATGCCAACGCAACGGGTCGAGGATTTCAACGGCTGGTTTGAAGTTGCGCGCAACCCTATCAGCAAGGTTGGTGTGTTCCCTTACCTGGGCTCAAGTCTCGGCAAGGATATTATTGCTGAGCAGAACATTGACCCTGAAAAAGTCTACATGGTCTTGCGCCCCGCTGAGGAACTGGCAAAACCTGAGTTCCTGCTAAGCTGCTCGCTGCTGCCGTGGATCAACGACCACACCATGCTAGGCGGCGATGAGTCGGGTTACATGCGGCCTGAGGAAAAGGGCATCGGCGGCGTTACTGGCGAACAGGTTGAGTTCGACCCATCCGACGAAACTGTTTACTCAAACATCAAATTGTTTTCCGAAGCTCACAAGAACGAAGTTGATCAAGGTAAGCGTGAGTTGTCGTTGGGCTATCGGTGTGCCTACGTTTGGAAACCCGGTGAGTACAACGGTGAGAAATATGATTTAATACAAGTGAATCTGCGTGGCAACCATTTGGCCTCAGTTGATGAGGGGCGCATGGGGTCAAGCGTTGCAGTTCTCGACCACAACGACATTAAAGGTGCATCCGCAATGGACGAAATTCAAAAACTCTTGGCCGCGCTCGGTGAGGCAATCGCCAAACTTGCGCCAGCGACTGACCCTGCAAAGGTTGTGGTCGAAGACGAAGAACCAGAAGTGCCGGCTAAAGATGCTGAGCCCGAGGTTCCTGCAAAGGACGCCGAACCAGAAGTGCCGGCTAAAGATGCTGAGCCCGAGGTTCCTGCAAAGGACGAAGCCCCGGAAGTTGTAGCCAAGGACGCCGCCCCGGTAACTACCGAAGCAATGGACGCTGCGGTGAACAGTCGCGTCATGGCGCAGTTCCAAGCCATCCAGCGCGGCCAGGCTCTCGCCGCCAAACTGAAACCGCACGTCGGTGTCTTCGACCACTCGGGCAAAACCGAGGCTGAGGTTGCTGCGTACGGCGTCAAAAAGCTTGGTCTTAACGTCGACAAGGGTACCGAGGTTTCGAGCCTTAAAGGTTTCCTGCTCGGCAAGGGTGACCCGAGCCAAGAGCCTGTCAGCCGTAACGGCATGGCAACCGGTATGGACGCAGCAGACGGCAAGCCGACCCTGATGCAACTCAAGCAAGCAGAACGGAGCAAAGCATAATGTTTCAGCAAACCGTGAACAAAGACATTGGCGCAGGCATTCCGGGTGAGCTGGCATTTGACGGCCCGCTGCGCGCAACCCCTGGCACCATCGACCCTGCAGCCACCGCAGCTAACTGCGTGCTTGGCCGCTACTTCACCAAGAACCGCGACACCGGACTCTATGGCCCTGGTGGCGACACCGTTGGCAATGCCGACCTGATGTTCGGTGGTATCGCAGGCACTCCAAAAGAGCTGATCAACTACGGCACCGCAGCCGGTGGCCCACTGGCCCCAAGCCTGCTGGTCAAGCCTGGCAGCATCGCAACGTTCTTCGAAATGGGCATGCCGTGGGTCACCGTTGCAGCCCCTGCGCAGATCGGTGACAAAGTGATTTACACCATCGCAACCGGTGTTATCGCAACTGTACCTGCTGAAACCGCAGTACCGGCCTTGAGCCTGGCTGTGCCTAACGCCGTGGTGTATCGCATCGGCACTGACCTGGCTGGCGGCGACGTCATCTGCATCAAACTGACCAACTAAGGGACGCCGCGAACATGGCACACTTGCAACCGAGCCGCACCCGTTCCACTACTCACGCCCGAAATGTTGGCGTGATGAACATCACCCCCGAGGAAATCAAAGCTCACGGTATCCGTGGCTTGGGCCTGGACGCCATCGGCGTTGACTTGACCGAGGCTGATTTCCGCCGTATGACCTTCGCGATGGACGGCGCGATGATTACCACGCCGAGCGCTGCAACGCTGCTGCAATTCACGCAGGCGTGGCTACCCGGCAGCATTCGTATTCTCACAGCAGCTCGTAAAATCGATGACCTGTTGGGCGAGCGCGTTGTTGGTTCCTGGGAAATGGGCAGCGTTGTTCAAAAGGTTATGGAATCGGTCGGCGCTGCGCAGATTTACAGCGACCACGGCAACGTGCCTTTTTCCAGCTACAACGCAACCTACGAAGAGCGCGACATTGTGCGCTTTGAACAGGGTTTCCAAATCGGTGCACTGGAAGACGCACGCGCCGCGCTGATGAAAGATAACGCAGCGGGCGAGAAGCGCGACGCGGCCATGATGGCGCTGGAAATCTCGCGTAACCGCCTGGGCTTCCAAGGGTTCAACAACGGCAGCAACCGCACTTACGGCCTGCTCAACGACCCCGGCCTGCTGGCCTATGCAACCGTGCCTGCTGGCGCTGGTGGTTCGACCAAGTGGATGGATAAAACCTTCCTCGAAATCATCAAAGACCTGCGCACCGCGTTCGCTGCACTGCGCACCCGTTCGGGCGGCAACATTGATCCGAAGAAAGCCCCGATCACCCTGGCAACCGGCGTGAGCGTTATCGAGTTCCTGAGCATCCCCAACGACATGGGCACCACCACGGTTGGCGAGTGGCTGAAAGAGAACTATCCGAACGTACGTACCGAAGACGCGCCGGAATTCGACGCGGCCAACGGCGGTGCCAACGTCTGCTACATCTACGTTGAGAAGGTTGAAGCAACCGGTGATGACGCCGGCCAGGTCATCCAACAACTGATCGCTTCCAAGGTCCACCCGCTGGGCATTGAAAAGCGCGTCAAGACCACCGTAGAAGACTATACCAACGCCCTGGCTGGTGTGATGGTGACCCGTCCGTTCGCCGTGTACCGCATCACTAGCGTTTAACAAACCGTCAAGGGCGTGCTATGTTGGGCGCCCTTATCCAAACAACAGAAGGGCTTTGACATGCCATTAATTTTCTCGACCATGACCGGTGCTGTTACTTACACCGACTGGAAAACCTCACCCGGTGGCCTCAGCGTTGCCGGTAAGTCCGTCACCATCAACGGTGGTGCGAACGTTGCTCACCGCAAAACCATCATCACCCCGCGTGGTGTCGGCACTCAGGTCACTGACGATGAGCTGGCGTTTCTCGAAAATGACGCCGTGTTCAAGTTCCACAAGAAGGGTGGGTTTATCACCATCGACAGCGTTGCCGACATCCGCGACGCTGACTTGGCCGCAAGCGATATGGAAGGCCGCGACGACTCGGCGCCGGACGTTGAGCAGGATTACTTGGCCGAAGGTCTGAAGCCACCCACCGTGGTCAACACTGTACAAGTTGATACCCCGCCACCAACCGGCGCACGTCGCGCACGCAAATAAGGTGAAGCATCATGGCCGAGCATGTTTTTAACTCGGTCGCCTTTCGTGAACAGTTCCCAGCGTTCACGAGTACAACCAAATACCCCGACGGGCAACTTTCGGGGTATTTTGCTATGGCGACCGCGTACATTTTCCCAAGTGATTGGGGTGGTATGAGCGGGGTGCAATTGCAACTCGCCCTTGACCTGATGACCGCGCACCTCACTTGGCTTAACCAACTGATCGTTGCAGGCAACACCAGCGCAGCCCCGGTTGCAGGCGCCACCATCGACAAGGTATCGGTGACCCTGGTTGCGCCCGAGTCTAAGAGCGCGTGGGCCTACTGGCTCAACACAACGCCGTACGGCAAGCAACTGTTGGCCCTGCTGCGCATCCTGTCGCGGGGCGGTGGCATCGTTGGGGGCTCGCCCGAGGGCCTGGCGTTTCGAGGTGTGTTCGGTGTCCCACGCGGTCGCATGAGATTGAGGTGATGCAATGAAGGTCAGCAAAGGCGCGGGTGTCGGGCGGGATGTTTTGGCGAAACGCCTTGCTGACCTGCAAAAGAAGCAGGCGGTTGTAGGATGGTTCTCAACCGCCAAGTATCCAGACAGCAACGTGCCGGTCGCCTACGTGGCAACTATTGCTGAGTTCGGCAACCCTGAGAACAACCAACCCCCGCGTTCCTTTGTGCGCGCAACGCAGACGGAGAAGCAAAAGGGTTGGGCGGTTCTTCTGGCCAAAGGGTCAGCGTCAGTGATGGCCGGCAAGCACACGGCAAGCAACATGTATGATCTGCTAGGGTTGCAAGTTGCGGGCGACATTCGCAAGACCCTGGCAACTGCTGAGTTCGCCCCGTTGGCTGAGGCCACCATTGCGGCGCGGGCCAGGGTTCGCGGGATCAGTATCGAAGAGGTCAACAAAGACCCGCTGCACTTCACCGGCTACATGCAGACCAGCTTGACCAACCAAGTTACCGATAAGGACGCCTCAATATGATCGTGCCAGGCAGCAACCTTTTATCCATCGCGCTGACGGTCATTGCACCAACGCAGATCGCGCTGAGCCGCGCCACGGGCCGCGTACAGAACGCAATAGGGGAATGGGTGACCACGTATGCCGTGCAGGTGCCTGTAGAGGGCTCATGGCAGATCATAGACCAGGCTAAATACGAGTCGCTTGGTTTGGACCTGACAAAGAAATATTTCATGTTCTACGCCAGCGAGAAAATCAACTCTATCAACCGGGGCGAATCGCCTGACCTGTGCGAGCGCAACGGGCGCAAGTACAGCACGGTGTCAGATGTTCCGTGGAACGATGTAGACGGTTGGCAATCAGCAATGTTTGTTGACATAGGTGCGGCTGACTGATGACCAATAACGAAATCGCGGCGTTCTTCCGAACTCAAATGCTGACGATGCTGGCCGAGCAGGGGCAGTCGGGGGTTAACGTCACCTCAAGTTTTCAGACAAACAACCAAGGGCGATTAGATGGCCCGGTGCTGTACTTTGTCGAGATTGGCGACGTGCCGCACGGCGCACAGGGGAGCACCACCAAAACCAACGCAGGTACAGGGCAAACAACCGTCACCTCGACCCAACGAATGCGCATCAGTTTTCAGGTGCAAGGGTTTGCCCCAGCGGTCACAACAGACTTGAGCGTGCCGCGTGCAGCCGACGTCGTGAAGCTCGCCCTGATGCTGCTCAAGTCGCCGCCGTTCATTGCAGCACTAAAAGCAAACGGTATGGGCATCGAGAAAATAGCGGACACAAAGCCGAACTTTGTAGTCAACGACCGTGCACAGTTTGAGGCTGGCCCGAGCTTTGATTTTACTCTGAGCTATCGACGGACCATAATCCAAAAGTCTGCGATAATCACAACCGCAGAATTCGCAATCCACCGAGTATAAAGGGGCCATCATGCCTATTAGCATTAACCGTTACGTCGAAATCACGTCAGGTGTTGTCGGCGCGCAGGTGGTCGCTTCGCGCTCACTTTGCGGGCTCCGCTTTACCACTGACCCCAAAGTACCAGCAGGCACCGTGGTCAGCTTGACTGACGATATCGCGACCGAAGCCGCAGCGCTGTTCGGCAGCGACTCGCCCGACGCTGAGTTCGCCGCGCAATACGCCTCCTACATTTCGCCGCCACCTGCGAGCAGGGCTGACACTCTGCGCTTTGCACCGTTCGTAGACGTTGCTCGGGCACCGCGCATTTTCGGCGGCAAGATCGTTCCGACGTTGGCCAGCTTCACCGCTGTTGTTGCCGGTACGCTGCCGCTGACTCTCGGCGCCGTGAGTGCAACCGTGAGTGCGTTGAACTTTTCGACAGCCGCAACCCTGGCCGACGTCGCAAGCATCTTGCAGACCGCAATCCGTGCCGCCAACGTTGCGCCGGTTTGGGCAACTGCAACCGTCACCTATGACGCGGTGGCGTCGGCGTTCAATCTGGTCGGTGGTGCTACGGGTGCCGCACCTGTCGCGCTCGGCGTGGCTGCTGGCGGTGACGTCGGTACGCTGCTCGGCTGGCGCGCAAGCCTGGCAATCTTTTCGCCTGGGGCAGCCGTACAGGCCCCGGTAGAGGCGCTACAAGCTGCCGAGCAGGTGACCGACTCGTTTGGCACGTTCTCGTATGCGTCGGCAATCACCCTTGACCAAGCCGAGGCTGTTGCGCTCTACAACGCCGCGCTCAACGTCAAATACCAGTTCTACTATCAGGTCAGCCAGGCCAACGCGGCAACGACCTATGCGCGCCTTTCGCAGTACGCATCAACCGGCCTTATCCTCAACGGGCTTGCCGACGAATACAAAGAGTCGTTGCCGGCTGCTATCGGCGCCGCTATCGACTACGACCGTTCCAACGCCGTGGTCAACACCATGTACCGTCAGGGGCCTTTCCAAAACGATAACGACGTTAGCGACAACACGACCGCAAACGGCCTGGACGCGTTGCGCGTGAACTATTACGGCACCACGTCGAACGCTGGCCAGAAGCTCGCATTCTTCCAACGCGGCTATTTGCTCGGCGGTGCCACAGCACCCCTGGACATCAACGTGCACTTCAATGAGCAATGGTTGAAGTCCGCACTGCAAGCCGATTTCCTGAGCGGCCAAATGGCACTCGGTGAGATTCCAGCAGATGACACCGGGCGCGGTATCATCATGGGTCTGCTGCTCGGTCGTGTTGTGCAGGCCAAGCGCAACGGTGTCATTCGCATCGGCAAGCTGTTGACCACGCTGCAACAAATTGCAGTCACCCAGCTCACCAACGACACTGATGCATGGCGCGATGTGCAGACCAATGGTTATTGGGCTGACGTTGTAATTGTTCCGTACACCGGCCCGAGCAACACGACCGAATACAAAGCCGTGTACACTCTCGTGTATTCGAAAAATGATGTCGTGCGCAAAATCGAAGGCTCGCACAACCTCGTATAATTTGGAGCGTTAATTATGTCGCAAGATATCAGCTCGACGGGTATTAGCTTTCGCATCGTATTCAGCGAAACCTACCCCAACGGCGTTACCGTAAACGAGATTGCAGACGGCACCGACCCGCTCGACATCCCCGAGGTGCAAATTGCGGACGCCGCAATGACCGCCAACGGTGATTTGGTTACGTGGTCGGCACCTAAGCCAATCCCTGTCAAGATTGCCGTTATTCCTGGTAGTGAAAATGACATCGCGCTGCAATACGGCTTTGATGCCAACCGTGCAGCAAAGGGCAAGCGTGTTGCTCGGGACAAGCTGACCTTTATCGGCAGCTACCCTGACGGCGGCACCGTGACACTCTCGGGTGGCAAGTGCATGACCTACATGCCTGGTCGCTCGGCAACATCCGCAGGCCGTTACAAAGACAGTGTGTACGGCATGACTTTCGAAAACATCGCAACAACCAAGGGCTCGGGGAACTAAGACAATGGCTGACCTCATCAAACCGAAAGATGTTGAAATCAAGGACTGCGACGGGAACGTAAAAACGTTCATCATTTCGCGGGTTCCCGCAATCCCAATGCGGGAAGTGATGGCGAAGTATCCAGTGAGTAACATCCCGAAGCTTGGCGAATACCAGGCGTCGAAAGATGTTATGAAATTGCTGATGAGCTTCGTTGCTGTTCGGGTTGGTGAGGGCGCCGAACAACGCGAGATTGCGTTGGTCAACGAGTCGCTGATAAACAATCACATCACTGACGGTGAGCAACTGTTGCGCATCGAATATGCCATGCTGCAATACAACACAAGTTTTTTCGGTCAAGGCGATCTCTCGACTTTCTTTCGCGAGTTGATTGCCAAGCACCTACCGTTGATTATCCAAACGGTGACGGATTCATTGGGTGCATCCTCACCGGCAGCCAGGGCGCTGTCAGCCTCACTGAACTCAAAACCTCAATAGACCTTGAGGAAGCCTTTGACCTGTGGGAGTTCATACAGGTCAATCGCTTCAACGAACACAAGGCAGCCGAATACGCGAGAGATAAAGGGCGGTAAGTGATGGGCGGCATTCTCGACACCTGGGTAACAGTGTTTCAATCCGACACCAAGTCGGTTGTTGACGGCAATAAAAAAGGTGTCATGACCGCTGAGGCCCTGATTGCCAAGCTAAAAGACGCTGACTCAGCCGCAGATAAAGTCGGCAAGTCAATGAAAGAGACTATTGTTGACGCGGCTAAAGCGTACGCAGGTTTCCTTGCAGCAAAGGCAACTATCGGCGGGGTCTTTGAGTCGGCCAACATGATCGTCGCGCTACAGCAGACCGCTGACGCGCTCGGTGAAACGATTGAGAACGTTGACGCCTTCGGCAAAGCCGCAACCGCAATGGGCGGCGATGCTCAGGGTGCCCGCGACTCGCTGACCGACCTGGCCGAGAAAATGGGTGAGGCTGCAAGCGACGTTGAGTCAGGCGCGGCAAAGGCGTTCAAGTCGCTCGGCGTTGGCCTCAAGGACGCACAGGGGAACTCAAAGGGTGCGGTTGCTGGCATCCTTGATTTGGCCGCTGCGGTTGAGAAACTGCCGAAGAACGAAGCCGTTTTTAAAATCAAGGAACTTGGCATCACCGACAATCGCACGGTTGAAATGGTGTTGAAAGGCCGCAAGGAACTTGAGCGCCTGCTTGAGAAGCAGAAAGAACAAGGCGTGGTCACCAAGGAGAACGCTGAGCAGGCCATTAAGTTCAAGTCGGCGTGGAACGAACTCAGCGCCGGCTTTGAGCGGGCAGGTTTGAGCATTTCAACGACCCTGATGCCATACATCACCAAGGTGCTTGAGGTGCTTGGTGATGGCTTCAAATGGCTTGAGGATCACAAGGATTTAGTGGCAGGGTTCTTTATCGCAATCGGTACAGTCGTCGGCGTGTTCTACGTGCCTGCGATGCTTGCCGCAGCGGCTGCCACCCTGGCCGCAACCTGGCCGATACTTGCCATCGCTGCCGTAATCGGGCTGGCTGCTGCGGCGTTCGCTTTGATCTATGACGACATCATGAATTTTATTGATGGTAACGACTCGCTCATAGGTCAGATGGTTGAAAAATACCCTGCGGTCAAGGCGCTCGTTGAGGCTTTGGCAATGGCGTTCAAATTCCTCGGGCAGATGGGTGCCGATGTCTGGCGAGCGTTGACGGTCGGGTTTCAGCAAATGATGGATTTCATCCTTGCAGGCATTCGCCAAATCGCTGCCGGGGTGTCCACGGTTGCGACGTTCTTCGGCATTGGTTCTGATGAGCCCGAGGCGACCCCGAACAAGCCCGCATTGCCGAGCGGCAGCGGCCAGGACGCGAGCGACATCCCCGGCAATGACACCGTGCGCATGGGGCAGAAGCAGCTAGCCGCAGCCGGCGCAAGCCCCCTCAACGCCACCACCAGCAACGCTATCAGCAACGCCAACACCAGCAGCAAGGTAGAGAACAACCTAAGCGTGGGTGAAATCAACGTCAATGCACCGCAGGCAACGGACGCCACCGGTATTGCGCAGGCTTCAACGGGCGCTCTTGATAAGCAGCTTCAATCAATGCAAGAGAGTTCGGCAAACGGGAGAGAGCGCTGATGGGTTCGACAAACACAAGCGTCAACTCGTTGAGCCAGGACGTCATAGCCATCCTCAACGGTGAAGACTTCACGCAGCTTTTCCCGCTCGCCAGCCCGATGCAAGTTACGGTGCGCGAGCTTTCAAAGGTGCTCAGCTTCACCGTTGAGGATGGTAGCGAACGGTCAGACCATATCGTCTATCTGCCGGTTGAGATTGACATTCCGTTCTTGCTCACCGAGGACACCCGCAACATTTATGCGGCGTTCAAGCGAGCGTGGAAAACACAAACAACTTTGGTTGTGCAGACCAAGGTTGACAGTTTCCCCAACATGCTCATTTACGAAATGCCGCACGATGAAAACAGCGAGCAGGGCGAGAGTATTACCCTGCTGGTGAAAATGCGGGTTTTCGAATCAATTAAAACAGAATTCGGCGCGCTACCACCGCGCAAGGTTGCGAACAAATCGCAGGGCAGTACCGTTAAAAAGGGCCAGGTGCAAACGACCGAAAGCACAGCGCCAACTAAGCGCAAGGCGTCTGTACTGGCAGGGGTATTCGGAACATGAGAACTATTTCACTTGATGCAACCCCGAACCAAGAGTTGTCGGTAACCCTCGATGGCAACCGTTGGGATATCACAATCAAAGAGTGCAACGGGGTTATGTGCTGCACCCTGCTTTTAAATGACGTGCTGCTGTTGTCAGGGCAGCGCATCGTTGGCGGCTCGCCGTTGATTCCGTACAAGTACATGCAGGGGGCGGGCAACTTCTGGATTCTCACCGAAAATGATGAACTGCCGGATTACAATAGGTTTGGCGTTGACCAGCAGTTTATTTACATAAGCGCCGCAGAGAGCGCGGCGATACCTTCAATACTTCTTGATTGGGACGCTGTACAGGAATTTATTATTGACGGACTTGTCATAAATCCGTTGGCTTTTGTAATAGGGACATAACGATGGAAACAAAAAATTTCTTTGCTCAAAATGCTCAAGGTGCAGTAATGCCTGGGGCGTCATGCTACCTGTATTTACCGGGTACAACATCGTTAGCCCCATCTGTTTTTGACGTCAACGGTGTACCGCTACCAAACCCTTTCACGTCGTCGGCAATGGGGTTGGTTCAATTCAAGGCGCCTGACGGGGAATATGATTTACGCATAGCTCGTAGTTCGCGTGACACGACGATACGTATTCAATGCCTGGATAACGCGCAAGCTCTTGCGGCCAGTACGGCAGCCGCAGCGGCAGCGCAGACAGCGGCAAACGTGGCGGCATTGAATTCAGGGGTGTTCACCACGGTTTCTGCCGGCTTACTTGCAACAACAAACGGGCGTTATTTTAGTGTGCCGTCCGCAGAAAGTTCGGAATATCTAATACTATATTACAACAATACGGGTATCGCAGAAGAGAAAAAGCGTTATCCCAGCGCCGCAGCGGTGAACGCGGTATTTGCCTATATAACAAGCCTCATATTCACGGATGACATTGACGGGTTGTTATTTGCATTGTGCGATATAAACGGATTGCGCACTTGGCTTGAGGCTGAGTCTCAATTTGGCGGCCCCTCAACTTTAAGCTTGCAGCATTTGGCAAGAACTTTGGGCATTTCTATTCTAGATAATGTCGAAGGGTATTTAATTGCTAACACCGACTCACAAGGTAATTTGACTGATTTATGTGTCAGGGATACAGATGGTCAGTTCCCTGACTGGATGGTTGAAAGATTAGCCGCCCGCATGGCGCCACTGATTGCTGCAATCATAGGCGACACTGCGGGGTATCCAAAAACATTGCATAACAACCAATCTTATTGCACAAACACGCATATGCGAACGGGGCAGCTTCGCAATGGGGATAGCGTGGTGTTCCGCGTGGGTGCGTGGGGCGATTCGTATTTTGCAGGCCATCTGTATTGCGTAAATCCGTTGACGCGTGCGCTTGCAAAAACGTATGGGTTTTCCGGGCCTGGATATATCGGATTCAATCACGGCGCGGCGCTAGGGGATACAAATTTCCAGTACACCCGCAGCAGCAGTACTTTTTTTGGCGGCAGTTGGGTTGTATCTGAGTTGGGCACGGCGTCGCCTGACAATCGAACTATAACAGCCGCCGCCGTGGGCGACTACGTGGCAATCAATGCCATTGCAACAGCAGGTATAACAACAGCAATAACAATCGGCAAATTGTTATATTTGGGCAACGGTACAACAAGCACGCTTCGGTATCGTTGGGGTGATGCCCTCAGTTGGAATACGCTCACACTTTCGGGAAGCGGCCCGCAGTCAATTGCGTTTCCCGTATTGCCGGCAGGTGAGATAAATTGGAAATTCCGTATGGAAGTTGTAACAGGGTTACCCACCCTGTTCGGCGTTTATCTGGAAAACGCAACCCCTGGTGTTATTGTCAGCAAGCTCGCTGCCAGCGGCTCAGCATCGGGGGATTGGACTAAACCCGAGGACCCCGCGTGGATGGCTCAACAGAAAGCCGTGCTCGGGCTGTTGCCTGTTTTTGATTTGATAATTGTGCAGCTCGGGGGTAATGATCAGAGCGCGAGTGTATCCCCCG